TATTAAATATAAATTTTCTTGTGTGATTTTTAAATTATGTAACATCAAATCACTATGAAAGCTAATATCTTTGTAAGGTCTATTGTACTTGTAGTAGTATTTAGAAGTCTTAGAATAGTAGTTATTTTTACAAAGCCTAATAAAATACCACTTTATCTTCTTGTCTTTTATAAGTTGTTTAAGTCTATCGGTATCTTCGTACAATGACATAAACACTTCTTGTGTTACATCATCTAAATCTTTTGCTGGTATGAAGTTTGCAGCAGTTTGTACTAAAGTTGTATATAGCTGATTATCAATCACATAGCATTATACAAAAAAATGTGTGTAAGTTTTATGGTGTTGAAAAGTTTTTATTCACAAAGGTCTTTTAACTTCTCTTTGTAAACTTCTATCAGATATTCTAAATCTGACTTTAAGTATTTAACAGATTTGTGGCTTAGTGCCACTATCTCATCTACTGCATCTCTGCCTAGTTCAGCTACTAACTTGTTGCCATATATCCATTTCTGTCCTTCATCAAATAGGTTACACTTTGGGCATTGTGGTCTGCAATTATGTTCGTGCCATCTTGTACTGGTATGCTTACGACTTTGGAAGTGTCCGTTGTGCATCTCTTTAACGTGCTTTATTACACCACAAGTATAGCACTCAACCATTCCACTATCATCAGCATATGCCCATCTAATGTATTGGCTATATACTTTGTCTAGTTCTTTTTTAAGTTTCGCGTGTGTCTTAGCTTTCTTTGCCATTCTTTTTGTTTCTTATCTAACCTCCATTCAAAGTACAGAGTAAGACCTGTATACATTATGCCTAGTATAATTGCTATTAAATATAACTCTCTCATTTTAATCTCTTTGCTTTGTTAATAGTCATAGCTATTGCCTTTTGACCTTGCTGATGTTGCTGGTATTCTGTTAACCTACCTTGTCTGCGTTTTTCTATTGCTCTTTGCTTGTAGTCTTTAATCCATACTGACCACGTTCTAACATTGACAAATGCACTTGTACCTTGTTCAGCATTTCTTAATCCCTTGTCAAATGCAAACTTAATCTCATCTGTTGTTAGATTAGTATGATATGTTATCAAGTCATTATATAATAGTTGAGCCATACCTTTCATCTGTTCTTTGTCAGGTTTTTGACCTAACGATGTGTAACACATACCTACTAAATCTATGCAAAATACTTTAACCTCATTAACTTGACCAGATTTTAACATATCAAATACTCTCATTTTTTTTTCTTTAAATCGTAATACAATTTACTTTTCTGTCTATTGTAGACTGTTTGTCTTTCGTGTTTCTGTGAATACTCGTAACCCATAATTAACATAAACGGTGAACAAGTTACTAATTTTTTTTTAGTCATTTAACATTTCATTTCTAACACTCTGCCAAGTGTCTATTACATTATTCTTTTTACCACCAAACTTATTCTCATTCTTACTCCAAGTCTTTAACCTACGAGCAATATCAAAAGTCTTTTGTAGTTCATACCTCAACTTAGTCTTAGACTTGTTAGGCTCTGTCCAGTAATCTACAAAGGCTTCTAACAACTCTACACTATACAGTTCTTTAAATGCAGATACCTCTATTAAAAACTTATTGCTAACTGTGTCTAGGTTTCTTTTAGTCTTAGGCTTGTCATTAAGCTGGTACGACTTGTAGTTAACTACCGTTATAAGAGAGTTTTTGGTACTACTAGCTATGTCTATATACCCTTGACTTTTTAGCTTCTGTAATCTCTTGTAGATAGTAGAGGGTTTAAGGTGCAGTTCTTCACTAGCAGTTATCCTACCAGTAATAAACTCACCTACATCAACCTTCCTACCATAAACCATATTAGGAGTAGTGTTAGCTTTTAGTATGCACCACACAAATACCTTTAGTAGTTCTGCATCTGCAAACACTCCGTTATCTAATATCTTACGATGTAGCTTAATATAACCTTGCATTATTTGTTTAGTTTATACTGTGCGTATCTTACAGGCTCTCCAAACTTATTCTCACTCTTTAATATAGTAGTTTCTATGTCATAGCCATCATCTTTTAAGTCAAAGACTATCGCTGCTAATCTCATTATACTATAATCAAAGAACGCTTGAACTGGTGTTATTTCGCCTATCTCTTGCAAATGTCTTAAAATTTTTGTTTTCTGTGTTAATTTTGCCATAATTTTATAATTGTTTATTTATTACTTTAATAGATATTTACGGATTTGAACTAAGTCTGCAATAGCATCATCTATCTCTACAAGTGCTTGTAGTTCGTTTAGCTTGTCAACTCTTTCTGACTTGCTTTTATACTCATTAAATACCTTATCAAATAGTGTAACGTATTCAGGGTACATATTACGATTTCTTATATAATCCTTATGCAGCTTTAAATAATGGTAGTAGTTAGTTCTATGCTTACAGAAGTGTTTAGCCAACTGTGATGGCTTTATACCACACTCCATAAGTATATTACATACAACCATTCTACCTAATACTTGCTTACTGGTTTTCTGTTTTACGTCAATGTTATCTTGACTTACTCCTAGTTCTTTAGAAGTAATATACATTAGTAATTCTATTTCTTTTTTAATTTCCATAATTAATCTATTAATAACTCATCTATTCTGTTTTCACAAATTTCATCTAATTCGCTACCATCTTCATCTAAAAGTACGTCAGAATATAAACCTTGTGTGTACCATTCGTGTACTATACTTAACACTTCTATTTCAGATAGTTTTAGTTTTTCAATCATTTCATATAACATTATCTAGTGGTTTTATGGTTATCATAATCGTAAAAATCTTGTATATTGTATCCATTACTCATAAGTTCAGATGTATAGTCATATAACTCTTTATCTGTACCTTTAAAAACAATACCTTTAGCATTAACGTTATCTACATAACCTTTGCCTGTGTAAGTATCACTTTTAGCAATAGCACCAAAACTATTATTTTTAAAAGTTATCAAAGTTTTCTTAACTGTATTATCATCTGCTGGTGGTATAGTTCTAATAATAAATCTTTTGTTAGGTAAGTCTAACAGTCCATATTCATTTTTAGCACACTCATAGTCAGTGCCTTTGTTAATACCATCTTCTGTATAAAACGGAAATGTATCGTATATCATAACTCTATACATTTATCATTGTTTTCTAAACCCTGTTTCTCAACATATTTTTCTAACATAGTTAAACAATTTATATGTAACCTAATAAATATAAGCCTATCATAAGCATAAGAGTATTTTTTTGTATTCTCTATTAAGTCCGCAATATCTCTTAGAGATTTAATTAGTTTCTTTTTATTATACATAATTAAAAAGGCATATCGTTAGAGTTATCTTCTTTAGGCTTTTCTCCTTTTAATACCCAATTAGAGAATATCTCTGCTATCTCTAATACGTCATTAGGAGAACCACCGTTGTTGCATACAAAAGATGTTGCGTTAGTCAAAGAGTTCTGCTTAACAATCATTTCTTGTACGTTGTCATTCTTAGCTTGTGGCTTAAATGAGTTGCCACCACCTTGTTGAAAAGCGTTTACATATTTAATCTTAGGGTATTGACCACCTACAAATTCATAGTCAACTTCTTCTCCTACAACAAATTTGCAAGTATCAGTTTTAGATAGGCATTGACCTGTGTCATCACCAATAGTTACTTCAAATTTATACATTAGACCATAGTTGCCTTCCCAAGTACCGTTCGACTGTACATCTGTTACAATTCCTTTCTTAATCATTTTTAATAAGTTAAATTAATAATTCCAATAATATCTAGCACTATTAAAAGGGTGGCTAGACTTAACCCTAAAGCGTATGTTATTTTTGTATCTCTGCTCATTTCTTTAATTGTTTTTGCATCATACCAATAGTCATAAAGTACATCTCTTTCTTAGCCATCTCTAAGCCTTCTGCTATGTCAAAGTTGCCTTCTGTAATATTTTCTATACGATGTTCTTCTATTCGTGCAATAGTTTCTTTTATTTCTTCTGTTGCAGTTGATAGATAAATGTGTCTTTCTTTCTTACTATTTACGTTGTAGTAACTTGGGAAAGTTTCTTGAAATAATTTTTTTAGTTCCATAATTGTTAATAGTTATTTTGAGCAAATATATATACTTTTTTTTAATTATCAACAAATTATAGTAAAAATATTAATATAAATATATAACTACTAGATAGTATTATATATTAAATAATATATATATAGGGAGTATTATTCTTAGTTGTGTTCCTTTGTTGTTACGCTATGAATGTAACTAACTGATTATAAGGACATTAGGATATTTATAGGAAGTGTGCCATTTTCTTTGACTACCATACAACCTATTGCAGGTTTCTTTCCAGCTTTAGCGTAAGCCATTGCGTAACTCTCGTGGTCTATACCACAACCTACTTGACTACCAAAGATACGATAGTTCTGACCTACATAGTGTTCAGTATAGCATTGTGTGTGTAAGTGTCCTTGTACTGTGTTCATCATATCGGCTCTGCATTTAGTTCTTGCAGTACCAGCTTCTCCGTGAATGTATTGCACATTGTCTTTTACATAGCGTTCTACAAAGTTCCATTTAGGCACTTCTAAGACATCTTTGTAGCTTTTAATCCACTTACTAGGGATTGCACTCGTTTGTGCCTTACGCATTATTATACGGTCGTGATTACCTATGATAACAGTAGCTTCAGGAAATGTTTTGTACCAATGAGAAATCTTTTCGATAGCCAAATCAAGTTCTTGTTTACCTGAATAATCAGCATCAATATTTACCTCGTGAAAACTTGAATAATGATTATCGATAATATCACCTATGAATATGACTTCATTACAGTTGTGTGTGTGGTATTGTTCTTGGCAAAACTCTAAATAGCCATCTAAACAGAAAGGCTCGTGTATATCACCAATAACCAATATGTTATTAGTTTTGTGTTTACGATAGTTTTGTAGTAGTAGTTCTTCATCAGGCTTTAATCTATAACGATTGCTTCGCATTTTCCTTAATTTTGATTACTTTTTCTATACCTCTGCTTCCAAAGTAGGCAGAAAAACTAACGAGTAGTAAACTTTGGTATATCTCTTGATACCCATTAGCTAATGTAAACTCTCCTATGTTACCATCTAAGAAGCTGATTATCACAAATATAAACAAAAGAAAGATAAGTGATGCAGGTCTAATATTTTTTGCTAACATACTACTGTTAACATCTGCTTCCCATCTTCTTGTTACATTATCTTCTATTACTTTAGTGTACTCTGTTTCTAAAGACTTTAGTTTAGCCTTTAGTATTAACTTTTCTTCTTTAGATGTAACAACCTCATCTACGAGTTCTGTTACACCACCACTAAATAATTCTTTAATTATATTTCCTATTGGTAAAGCCATATTGCTGCTGGTTTATCATAATCCATATCAACGTGTATAAAGGTCTTAGCTATTCCTATTCTACGACCTAAGCCAACTTTGAATAATGCGTTAAGTATTCTTGTTCTATTACCACTATTATTACAATGCAAATCTACTGCTCTACAAGGTACTTTAACGTGGCTACTTCCTACTCGACCACCTACGTTAAGATTATGAGCAGGTTCTCTGTATGCACTATTTACTTTAAATACTGTATCTGCTATACTACGTGCTTCATCTAATTTGTGTAAGAAATCTATACACATCTTACCACCATCGCTAGTAGGTAAACCACTACCATCTAATGTAGGGCAATCAAACTCGTCAAAGTCAAAATACTTTAACATAATTATATTTTGCAGTTATCACACAAACCTATACAAACTTTTTTCAAAGTTAAAAAATACAATACGTTACATAAAAACTTTTTCATTTTCTTCTGTTTTTTTTATTATTTATAATTGCTATATCTTTTTCTAACTCGTGTATTTTATCTTCGCACTCGTTTATTATCTTTATCTTCTTTTCAAGTCTTTGTTCTAATACTGTAATATCTTCATCAAGCTGACCTATTTGACTATAAGCAATACCCATAGTAAATATAATTCCTATTACCCAAATTATATTACCCACACTCAAGGTTAAATCTTTTTGTATCACCTGCCCTGTCCTTTATATTTCTTCTTGTAACCACTCTGACCTTTAGATGCGTTCTTGGAGTGTCTATTAGGTCTTTTTTTCTTCGCTTTCTTGCGATAAATGCCACCAATAATCTTTGCCATTACTTTCTTTTACGATACGATATATACTTGTCTATTGTATAGATGATAGATATAGTTAACAATATAATCTGTAACACTTGCTCTACATTTGTAAAGCTAATCATTAAGCTGACGCTATTTAGACCTAGTACGTCTAGGTTTTGATTTATCAGATTTTTCATTTTTCTTCTTTTTTAAATAGCTTT